AAGCAGGTGTGTTAGTAAGAAAGCTATCAATTAACTTCTTACCTTCTTTCTCACCACCACCTACAATCTGACCGATCTTAGCTGGTCCAGCTCCATAAAGAAAAGCATAGATAAAAGTCTTGGATTGATCTCTGTTAGTAAGACCTGCTGCCTTCATGTTAGCTGTGTGGATGTCACCACTCAATATCTCATTAGTGTAATCATCATCACGCATGTAGTGTGCAAGCATACGCAACTCAAGACCACTAGCATCTATACCTACCAGTACATTACCATCCTCTACCGTCCAGCATTCTCTGCACTCTTTACCAAACGGATTACCTACCCTCGGCACTTGAGCCAGATTTGGTTTGCTATGAGTCATGCGTCCTGTCACTGCTCCATTCGTAATCACACGACAGTGGACTCTATCGTTCCTGTCAGCGTAGTCAATCCACTTCTCAACCTGAGTAATTCTTTTCTGAAGAAGAAGATACTCAGAGATTAGTTTAGCCTCTGGTATATCTATGTTAGACAGAACCTTCTCATCGACAATGACAGAACCTTTTTCAGTGTGCTTGGTAGGTTTCCAACCCAGAGCCATGAGACGTTCTGCTATCTGTTTACGACTACCGGGATTAAAGATTTCTATTTTGTCCTTGAGTTTTTTGCCTGTCTTCTCGCTAACACGCTCAGTTACAATAGGTCTGAAAACTGTTTGTAATTCTTCCTCAATTTCTGCCAGTCTTTTCCTCCAGTCAACCAAAAGGAAGACTGCTTTCTTAACATCGAGCTTGAATCCAATATCTTCTTGTTCTTTAAGAATAACAGCGACTTGATTTTCAAGAGTAGGTGACTCACCCCAGTCGAGTAGATCTCTACTAAGATTCTCAAATAGTGTAGCAGTGACTTCGACATCCTGGATGCAGTAGTCAACCATCTCATCACACAGCCCTCCATCGAAAGCTGTGAATTCTCCTTTGTGCTTTCCTAACCGTAGTCCCCATGATTTTAGCGAGTGTCCTCCTTCGAGAACTGGGTTTAGTAGCCTTGACATTAATAATGTGTCTCGCAATTGGCTTGATTCTATATTCAAGTTCCAGTGCTTCTTTAGCACTGGAGCATCGAATCCTACGATGTTGTGACCAATCAAGATATCGTTTGGTCTTAGATACTTTTGTAACTCGCTTGCTTGAGTCCATACTTTAGCCTCCTCTTTATTTGTTAAGTCTTTGGTGACAGCACACCAGATCTGACTGATGGTGCTGTCGGTTTCTACATCAATAATTATGTTTCTCAAAAGTCCTCCAGATCTGGTTCTCCAACAACAGGAATATACTTTTCAATGTAAACACCTCGATACTCATCTGGGTCATCACAACAATCATAGTACCGTTCTTTACAATAAGCCAAAGAGCCTTTAGCTACAAGCGTATTGTAGTGTTCTCCGCAGCCTCCGTAAACATTAGCCCAGACTAAATATTTATATTTCTTCATAAAGCATTCTCGTCCTCTTCATCAAGACGTTGACACATCCTACCATACTTTAAATCATAAAGTAATCGACCAGCAGGACCAACCTGACCGGAGTGCCTGTTCTTTAAAACCCTGACCTGTGTAGTATTGCGCTCAGTAAGGTCAGGATGCTGGCTAGAACGCTCTAAGCCGATAACAATGTCCGACAACTGAGCTATCGATCCAGAGCCTCTCAGAGCTGATACAGAGACTTGCGCTCCATCCTCAAAACCCTTACCCTCTGGACGTTTAAGGTGAGACACCAAGAAAAGGGTGATACCTGTCTCCTGCACAAGCATTCGGAGTTTAGTCATAATCTCATCAATTGCTTTGCGTTCATCGCTCGCTTCCTGCGCTGACACGACTATTGAAACGTGATCGAGGTAAATGTATTTACAGTTCAAGGCACGAGCAAAGTACCGGACGTTATCCACAATCGTGTCGATTGAATTAGATCCAAAGTGGTCATAGAAATAGAACCTGTCATCCTTCAGTAAGGCATTATAAGCATCAGCTAATTCTTCATCAGAAACCTCAGTGTCTGGTAGATGTATTGGTTTGTTTAAGTGTAAAGACATCAGTGACCTTGCTGTTCTTGCTTTGTCTTCTTCAAGAAACATGATTCCGAAGTTGTCATTGGTCTGATTAAAGATGCTGTAAGCAAGCTCTCTAATAAACTGTGACTTACCAAGACCTGACCCAGCGGTGACAGTCACAAGCTCTGCTTCCCGGATACCCATCGTCATCTCATCTAGTGCTTGAAAGGGATATCGAACAACAGCCTTCGTAGGTCGTTTTAGAACCTCTTCTCGCAACGATGAAGAGCTTACAATTCCCTCTGGAACATGACGTTCTGCTTTCCACCAAGTATCCATAAAGATCTTGTCATCACCTCTGGACAGATAGTCACAAGCATCTTTGTAATCAGCTTGAGGCTTAAACACTTTAATTTTAGATCCAAGAACCTTAGTGATAGCCTCGACAGCAGCCTTACCTTGCTCATCGTTATCCATGAACACCACAACATTATCAAAGCTATCGAGCCACTTGTAATACTTACGAACATCGACTGATGCGCTGGCTGCACCATTCCTAATTGACACCACTGGAAATTTAGATCCGAGCATTTGAAATGCTGCACTACAATCATGCTCACCCTCTACCAAAGTTACATATTTGCCACCTTTGGCAAAGTGACTCATTCCGAACAACTGAGCGTTAGACCAGTCACCTGTAGTGCTAAATTTTTTCTCAGTGATGCCACGCTTTTTGTAAGCAACAATTTTACCGTCACCGTCGGTGTACGGAAACCAGTAATTTTGTCCATCTGATTTCACACCAAAAAACTCCATTGTTGCTCTCGATATACCACGCTCTGGAACTGATTTAAATATTGAATCTTCTGACGGATGGTTGAGAGTCTTAACCTCTTTCCAGGCTGATGTGCTGTTAGAAACTAACGTCATATTTCTCCTTTTATGTTCACCTGAGTTTTTATCATTTACATTTACAGCCTCACAAGCATAGCACTTTGTGCCCCAATCGTAGACAGCCAGAGCATCTGACGATCCGCAGTCTGGACAAGGTTGATGTGCCTTTAATTGATTTCCCATAACAAATCCTTTTTTATGTGCTAAAATTTACTACTTAGTTTAAGTTAATACTAATTATAATAATAATAATTAATACTAATTAACACTACTTAGTGTTCCTTCTGATCTCTCCTGGATCATCTGATTCATTGTCAATAAAACAAATTGAGGAGAGTAAATATCTAACAGCTCTAAAAACTCTGAAATCACTGCATGAAAATGAGCCTCCTCCTCAGCGTCAGCAAACTGTTGACCGTCATCATGTCCATCTACATCATAAAATTCATCATCCATAATTTTTCCTTTTTAAGTGTCGTAAGATGAGACATCAGGTATCCCATCGATATCAAAATCAGTAACGTACAATTCATCGTACTCAAGACCTGTTCTGTCATCTGCTGCTTCCATCAGATCCAATCTCTCAAGAACCATTCCAGAATTATCAGACGATTCAAAACAATAATTACAAAGGTCTATGTATTCTCTTTTGTAATGCTTCTTACCTTCAGTAATTTCAGTGGTTTCAACTGACTTTCTGCTTGCTTCAAAGTCAGACAGCAGTGCGTCACAGGCGCGGCATTTCATCTTTTTGTACCTTTGGTTAGCTGGTCAACAATGTTTCCTGATTTGATTGTACCATCTTTAACGTCATCGACCAGCTCTCTTTTAGCACCATCACCTTCCTTGAAGACAATGGTTTTTCTTGTTAATTTTTTACCTTCGTAAAAATCATCTGCATCGTTCCTACCAGCGTAATACTGAGCCACCAGCTCTTCTTGAGACTGTACCAGCTTGTAAACCTTACCCTCTAAGACATATCTTGGTCTTTTTGCCAGGTTAAAAAAAGCGTCTTCTTGACCGCACTGAAATGGTGTTTTATTTTTCATTAGAAATCTTCCTTATCGTAATTTTCAAAGTCATCGTAATAATAGTTGAGTTTTTGACCATATTCCCAACCTTTATCATATTCTATACGCTCTTGCTCATTCCAGCAAGCCCTATCTCGGTCATATCTTCGGTAGTGACAATCACACTTGCCTTGCTCGTATGGAGTTTTAAACTTCATGACAATGCTCCTAGCCACATCCAGACAAGAATGCCAACGTGAGCTGCTGCTAACAAACATAAAAATAAGATCATTCCAAAGTTGTTCATTTTATCTCCTCATCGTTGATCGTAGTGGTTCTACGAACTATTGTGTAGACGGCAGAGTCCAAAACATTTTTGTAACTCTTGGCTTCTTGAAGATCCTCAAAGAACATCACAGCTTCGTGATGTCCTTCGGAGGTATTTGCTATGATGACGTACTCTACGTCTTTGTACTGAGAGTTCATGATGAAACCTTGTTGTAAGGTTTATCGTAGCTGCCTAGCTTTAAGCTCATGTAATAAGCCGTGTCGAAGTAATCAACCATAGCGTCTGATCTATCATAGTAACCAGTGCCTTTGTGATAGCCTTCTCCCCGGATAGGAGCAGTCTTGATGATCTCAATAATCTTTTCAAAGAACTTGGAGTGCTGACCATATCTGTCAGTGTGATATGGGTTGATAGAAGCATAACCTTGATCCTGGTTAATATCCCTGAAATCTACTGGTCCTGCTTTGATGGTGACATCAACCCTCATGTTGCTTGTTGTTTTACGGACACCAAACTTGAATCGTGGGAACTCTGCCTTGAGTTCGTTTCTGATTGCCTTAACGTCTTCTTTTGTGATGTAAGCCATTTTTATTTCTCCTTGTTTATTAATTAATATTCCCTTACCACACCTCTATGTTAATTGTACTTTTATTTTGAGTCAAGCATTTTTCGTACTAAATAAACAATTTATTTAGGCATATTACTTATTCCTTTAAAGCATAAATAAATCAACAGATTATGTAGACTGCCCGGTCATTTTTATTTGCCTGATAATTGCGTTAATGTCAAGCATTATTGTGTAGTGTCCTGGGATCTGTGGAGTCCTGTGAGGCTACCACTCCGATACATTCTCCCCTGGAAACTTTAACTCCCCCTGTGGATAACTTTGTATAACTTGTGGATGGAATGTGGATAACTTTCTAGACTATGTAAATGCGAATCATTATCATTTACAAATCTAAATAAGAATCATTCTCATTTAGCAACTTGTGGATAACTTTGTATAGTTTGTGGATAACTTTATAGGGGGGGTGTGTAGAACCTGCGCGTAAATTATTCTTAATACCCTAACAGACACAAAAAAAGTGAAAATGAAAAGAGGATTGACCGCTAAGAACCGCTAAGGACCGATAACGGACGTTAAGAACTGATAAGCTCATTTAGAACTAAAGAGAATAAGTACCCTACAAAAAAAAAGCATACAAGAATAAGTAAAATATGCTAGGATACCTCCTTTATGTAGCCTAAGAGGAATTATGAATAATGATTACCGTCATTAAACCTCTAAACCTACATAGATATCTAATTAGAGGATAAACATTTGTCTGATAAGGATAATGTCCCTAAAAAAAGGGGTCGCGGTAGACCGAGAAAGACTGAGGTTGAAGCTAAAAAGAAAAGAAGTGTTGTCGGAAGACCACCAGGCGAGGCTGCTAGGATAAAAGAGTTTCATGCCCGGTTGTTAGCTACCAGTGGTGAGACTGTTATTAATACGATCATCACCAAAGCTCTGGACAACGATGACAAGGACCAGGTGGCTTGTTTGAAGATGTGTATTGATCGAGTGCTGCCGATGTCCTACTTTGACAAGGGTAAAGATACAGGCAGAGGCAGCGTTAACATTCAGATATCGATGGTAGGTGATAAGCAAACTGAGGTTATAGATGAACCACAAGATATTGAATACGAGACCGTAGATGTCAGACCTGAAAATTAGTCTACTACCCTGGCAGAAGGACGTTTGGTCAGATAAGGCTAGATTTAAGGTCATAGCTGCTGGTCGTAGAACAGGTAAGAGTATGCTGGCAGCTTGGCAGCTTCTTGTTAAGGGATTAGAGGCTGATAAGGGTCATGTCTGGTACATAGCCCCTACGCAGCAGCAAGCTAGAGACATTATGTGGCAGCAACTGTTAGAGCTGGGAAACCCGGTAATAGCGAGCAGCCATGTAAATAATATGCAGCTCACGTTGATTAACGGATCTAAAATATCGTTAAAGGGAGCAGATAGACCAGAGACAATGCGAGGTGTAGCTTTAAAGTTTGTCGTACTCGACGAGTATGCAGATATTAAACCTACAGTGTTTGAGCAGATTCTTAGACCAGCGTTAGCTGACTTGAAGGGTCACTGTATATTTATAGGTACACCGAAGGGACGTAATCACTTCTACGACATCTACAAGATGGGAAAGAGCAAGAAACCAGAGACTAAAGATTGGCAGTCTTGGCACTTTACTAGCTTTGATAACCCACTTTTAGATAAAGAAGAGATTGAAGTAGCAAAGAACACCATGTCTACGTTTGCGTTTAGGCAGGAGTTTATGGCTAACTTTGAAGCACCACAGTCAGACATATTTAAAGAAGAATGGGTAATAGTAAGAGATAAAGAAGAAGAACCAGACTTCGGTACTTACTACATGGCTGTTGACTTGGCAGGTTTTGAGAACGTATCAAAGCAAGCCAGTAACAAGAAGAAGTACCTAGACCAAACGTCTATAGCTATTGTCAAGGTAGGTGATGACAACAAGTGGTGGGTAGATAAGGTTGATGCAGGAAGGTGGGATATTAAAGAGGTATGCGAGAGAATCCTAAAGCACACCCAGTTATACGGCATTCAGGTAATTGGAATAGAAAAAGGTTCTTTGATGAGAGCTGTTATGCCCTACTTAACCGAGATGATGTTAAAACAAAACATCTATCCAAGAATAGAAGAAATAGCGATAGGTAACAGAAGTAAAGTAGACAGAGTTGTAGGTGCATTGCAAGGTAGGTTTGAACACAGGCAGGTAGAACTCTGTGATGGTGAATGGGTAAGAGAGTTTAAAGATGAATTGCTTAATTTCCCTACTACCGGGGTACACGATGACATGGTTGACTCAGTGAGTTTAATTGCTCAGATAGCTAACGCAGTGACGTACTTTGAAGATTTTGATGAAGAATATGAACCATTAGACTGGGTGTCCGGATACTAAAGGAGAGAAGTAGTGGGAGTGGGCGCAGTTAAAAAATTATTTGAGTTAGCCTCTGGTGGTGTCTTAAAAAAAGCTAGAACTTTTAAAGAAGATGTAAAGGCAATTGAATCTGGAGATTCTTTTGCTTCAATAGTTAATCTTAATGAAGGCAAACTTAGTGATAGATATGAATCTGGAGCGTTAAATGATTATTTGGCGAAAAAAGGTTTTTATGTAGATGATGACAAGTTTGGAAATGTAATTTTTGGAAAAGATAAACAATCTGTTGAATATTTAAAAAATGCAAAAAACCCATATGAGTATGGCAAAGCATACGGATACTCTGATGCTGATATAGCTAAGTTTTACGAAACTAGGCGAGGCGGTAATGAAATGTGGGAAAGCGAGTTTTTAAAAGACAAAAATTCATCAAGGAGAGAAGTAATGGGAGCAGGGGCGATTGTAAAAGCAGGAGTTGAATCGTTTGAGAACGCTGTTAAAGCGTACAAAAAGAACAAATCTACAATAAAGGGAGCTGAAAGAAAAGCGTTCCCTGGGGTTTATGACGATCCTGCAAAAATAGCCAAAATTGCTTCGGAAAGAAGCGCTCCTGAAACACCAGCAATGAAAGAACTGTTTGGTGTTGATCGTAGAGAGCTTTATGAGATGTCTCAAGAAAGAGGGCTTGGTGGTGAGTCAGTGTTTCAGCGAGGTGCTAAAGCAAGAGGCGCTAAGGCAGCCGAACCTATTATGCAACCTGCTAATACCCAAAGAGTTACTGACATTCTCACTGAGGGCGGAAAATACCCTGAGATATATGAAGGGATGGATGCTTGGTATAATTTGGACCCTCTGTACAATCAGTTTGTTAAGCTGTTTGGAAAAGAAGAAGGAGCCAGGCGTTTTAAGCAGTATAACGCATTTAGTGGGATGTCTAGTCCTATGTCTGATGTGCTGACAGAAACCAGCAGAGGAACTGCTGCTAACTGGCTTCATAACCAGGGACGTTTTGAAGACTTTGTTAAGTACGGAGGTAAAAGAGGAGACCAACCTGGAGAAACACCTCGTCCACCTGGGATGGGTGACTATCCTGGTCACATGGCACACACGACTGCTCAGACTCCTGCTATGCGTAAATACATAGCTAATGCTGGAGCTGTGGACATGAAATCTCCTAAGGTTCCTGTCTACATCCAGGCTGCTCTTCCTGAAGAGTTAGGAGGATCTTGGAGAGTTCCTGTAGGGGATGCTCACTGGTCCAGGGCTGTCGGATTACCTGACACAAGAAATTTAAAAAAAGTTGATGGTGTGTATAAGGTTAATGATGCTTCGGTATCTCCTTCGGAGCTAGGTTCACTAACTCCCTGGTTTTCATCAATTGCTGATGATGTAGGAATACTTCCTGTACCTGCTCAGGCTAGATTGTGGGGAACAGCAAGCCACGCAACAGGGGTTGAGTCACCTATTGGAGCGTCTAAGTTAGAGTTAGTAGCAAACAAAATATACGACCAAGCCCAGAAAAGAGGCGTTGATCCTAAGCTGTTTAGAGATTACGTTTTAGCAGGAGGTGATGTTAAAAAGTTAGGTTTAAGCTCTGCTGCGCTTGCGTCATTAGTTGGTATTCCTGCACATGCTAGTGAAAACGCACTAACAGAAGCTGGTGGGATGTTGTCAGGAACAGATCTGTCATTAGCTCGCAGAGATGATAGACCATTTTTTAAGACTATGGGAGAGTACGGATTATCAGCACTTAGAGGGATACCGTTAGGCATTATAGATACGGCTTATGCTATTGAAGACGCTGCCAAATATCTTGGGATGATGCCTGACAATAGTGCGTATGTTCCAAGTTCGGTAAGCGAACAAACAAGAGAAAACATGAGAAACCTAATTCCAGATTATGAAGCAAAGTATGCAACTGATGAGGACAAAAGTATTTTTGAATTTTTAGGTGGTTTATTTTCTCCAATTTAAGGAAACAATATGAGTCGAATGCCGGAGTTTATAGATAGAATAAACAATCCACAAAACTATCCTTACATTGATAAGACAGAAAAAGGTGCGTTCATGGATCAAGAAAGATACGCTACGCATTTAATGTCTAACACTACGGTAGACGGCAGACCTATAGCTTTTCCTATGATCCAATATATACCTGAAACTGGAGAGCTTTATGAGTTTAAAGATTTTAAAAATGCTAGGGATCATGCTATGCGTACAGGAAACTTTAAAGAGTTTAAAACAGAAGATGAAGCACTAGACTACGCTAAGAATTATAAAAAAGGTACTCCACTAGAAAAATTCAAACCTGGGAAATAAAAATGGCTGAGAACTATAATACAGATTTCATGGAAGAAGAAGCACCTGAAACACAAAGTGAGAAAGAGCTGGTGTCTTTCGTGGTTGACCACTGTGACAGGTGGAGAGACTGGAGGGATACTAATTATGAAACCAAGTGGGATGAATATGAAAGGATATACTATGGAGTTTGGAGCGCGGAAGATCGTACAAGGGACAGTGAGCGTAGTAAAATCATTAGTCCTGCTACCCGTCAAGCTGTTGATAACCGGGTTGCGGAAACTATGGAAGGCTTTGCTGGATCCGGAAAACTGTTTGAAATAAGTGATGATGGTTTAGATCAGAATCCTGCTGACGTTGAACAGATGCAACGTCTTTTATTAGAAGACACTCATAATAATGCTTATTTAAACAACGTATCATCTATTGTTAAACTTTCCGAGATATACGGTACTGGTATTGGTGAAATTTTAGTAAAAACTGAAATGGAAAGAGTACCTACTACCCAGGATATACCAGAACAAGGTATCTCAGAAGTTGGCGTTACTGAAAGAGAAAAAATATCTATAAAAGTTAAACCTGTAAACCCTAGAAATCTTTTAATTGATCCTAACGCTGACTCGGTAGATGAATCTTTAGGTGTAGGGGTAGAAGAATATCTCAGCTATCACCAGGTAGTTCGAGGAATTACTTCCGGGGTTTATAGGAACGTAGATGTTAAACCTTCTTATGATAATGACGATTTAGATGATTCACAGCTTGATTCTACTCAGTATCGAGACGATAAAGTTAAGGTTATTCGTTATTATGGGTTAGTACCTAGAGATTTATTAGAATCTTCAGGTGAAGTAGAGCAAAAAGCAGAAGAACTGTTCCCGGATGATGATGAAGCTGCTGAATTGTCTGATTTAGTCGAGGCTATAGTAGTTATTGCTAACGATTCTCAGCTTTTAAAGGCAGAACGATCTCCATACATGATGGAAGACAGACCTATTATTGCGTATAGACCTGAGGTTCGTCCAGGACGTTTCTACGGTGTTGGAACAGTCGAGAAGGCATATAATATGCAAAAAGCTATCGATGCCCAGCTACGCTCTCATATGGACTCTCTGGCACTGACTACAGCACCTATGATGGGTATAGACGCGACAAGATTACCGAGAGGTATGAAGTTTGAAGTTAGACCTGGTAAAAACATACTAACTAATGGCAATCCTACAGAAATCTTACAGCCGTTTAAATTTGGGAGTACGGATGCTTCTAACTACGACACAGCAAAAGGTTTTGAAGCAATGCTGCTACAAGCTACAGGCACACTAGACTCGGCAGAGTTGGTCAAGAGTGCAGCAGGAGGTGCAGGACAGAACAACGGCATGGGAATGTCGTTAGCTATGTCTGCCATCGTTAAAAAGAACAAGGTAGCGATGGCTTCGTTTCAGGATGACTTCATCATTCCAATGGTTAAGAAAGTTGCGTATCGGTATATGCAGTTTGACCCAGAACGCTATCCAATGAAAGACTTCAAGTTTACTACGATGTCTTCCATTGGTGCTTTAGCTAGAGAGCATGAGCAGCAGCAGTTGATTGGTCTGTTACAGACACTGGGACCAAATTCACCTATTGTTCCTGTCATTCTTAAAAGCATAGTGTCTACCTCTGGTCTGTTAAACAGAGAAGAGCTAGTGGCTCAGTTAGATCAAATGTCTCAGCCTAATCCACAGGCTCAAGAAATGCAGATGCAAGCACAGCAAGCTCAGTTGCAGTACCTGGCAGCTCAGACTGCTGAGTTACAGGCTAGAGCGCAGGAGTCTGTAGCTGATGCTCAAGAGGCACAGGCTAATGCTCAGAAGATAATGATTGAAGCGTCTTTAATGGAGGACAAGGTTAAGACTGACATGATTAGAAACTTGTCAGCTAACATTAAAGATGAGGACACTGAAGAGTTTCAGAAGAGAGCTAAGATTGCTGATCTAATGATTAAAGAAAAAGATATTGAATCAAAAGAAAGGATAGTCAATAAGCAAATGCAAGAGAAAAGGATGACTCAATAAAGAGAGGGGCTTACGCCCCTTTCAAGAAATTGGTTAATGTTTTTGGCAAGCCTTCCGAGTAGGTCCAAGAAGCAAACTCTAAGACTTGTTTTTTACATCTTGTTATTGGATTACCTCTTTGGGGATTTGTTCCTAAACATGGATCACCTTTAACAACCTCTTCAAATTTGTCGGCTACTTTATTAGCCACTTTGACAACTCGAATTGGCGTGGTCATCACAACCACTTTAGTCCATTTCCTTCCTCTCTGATCTACAAGAGCAAATCGTGTTGTGTTGTCGAAGTGTCGTGTTCTGATTAATTTCATTTTGAATCTCCTAAAAGTTGGGACCGAAGTCCCGTTAAAATTATTACCAATCTGACAACCAGCCCTCTTGATTTTCCCATTTGACAAAATCCCATTTCGCTGCTTCCAGTGCGTCTTTTTTAGTCATTTCACAATTTTCTTCTAAACTCTCCGCCCAATTTTTAATCCAATTTTTCTCAAATATTTTTTGTTGTTTCTTGGTCATCTCTGGGTACAAAACATTATCTAAATTTTCCATTTTTTTCTCCTAGTTTAAGGTCTATACAGAACAAAATCTGTTTCTAATTTGTAAGCTAATTCTTTTAAAACTTCGTAAGCCTCTTGAGTTTCTGGTGTGCATTTCTCCACACCTTTTTCCTTGATTAAATTAGTAATATAGTTAAGAGCTTTAATTTCTTCCATTTTAATATTCTCCTTTTACAATCATTTTTTTATCAAACTGGCGCTGCTTCTTGTTACCTCTTTTTTTAAGTGCTTTTTCCCAACCTCTGCTAAGACTATGAACTTTTGATTTTTTATCTTTAACTTTCATTTTGAATCTCCTAGTTGTTGTGTGTTTCTCAAGTGTTGAATCTATTTTAAGACCTAATTTCAGAAAAGTAAACACTTTGCACAATTATTTTGTTATATAAATACGATTTTTTATAATAAAAAGTTATATAAGCAAAT